ACTCATTAGAAGACCAGAACTTAGTTCCTGTCTATCAGTCTAAGTTTGCCGCTCTTAAAAAAGATAAAGGTTTAGACGCCGCTACATACGCCTCAATGATTAAAGAGGCTGGTAAATAATGGGCCTTAAATTAAACTTCAATAGCCCTGTTCATCTAGCCATTTCGGGTACGGCCGCTCTTGGTACATGGGCGGCTACTGGCTTTGCCACCGACACGAAGCACCTAGCCGCAGTTGCCACAGCAGCCTTGGCTGGTGTAGCATCAGAGAGTAAGAATACAGCAAAGCCTAATGTCCAAGCCGATTCTCACATCATAACGCCATACGTTAACAACATAGAGGAGTAGTAATGCGCATTACCAAATCTGAAAAGGCTCTTGTAGAGCACTACGTTTACGCAACCGCCGCGTCAGCAGTGGCTATCTGGCAAACAGGAAACCACCACATCAAGCATGTCCTATGGGCTGCAGTAGTCGGTGTCGTCGGCCCATTGCTTGCTAAGTTCAACCCTAAGGGTGTTGTGTCAGACCTTTCTAAGCAAGAGCACCTAGATGCAACAACAACCGCCGCTCTTACAGCAGTAGCAACAACAGCGGTAGCAGATGCTCAGAAGGCTGTAGCTAAGGCCGCTATCGAAGCAAACGCACCAACGACTAAGTAAGTAATTACCACAGAAGGGCGCCCTACGGGGCGCTCTTTTGCTATACTGGGGACCTAAACAAGGAGTGAATATGATTAAGTGCGCTAACTGCGATAAGAACGCAGACTATACACAGGCTGACCCTGGAGCTAATCCAGTCAACTACTGTGCAACATGTTTGCCTCATTGGCTGCGCGAGCGGGCTACTCTAGGTCATTTTCCTCTTGTAGAAAAGACAGTAAAGACAAAAGCTGCACCAAAGGTAACTCCTGCTGAAAGCGAATAGCTTGTGGGCATTGACTACGAGGCATTTAATGTCTACTACCCTAAAAGTCGGGAACAAGAACGCCCTCTTAATCTAGTAGACCCTCACTTAGTAACACGCATTGAGGCGCCTCAAGCGCACCCTACCCCAAATAAAGTTACATATCCTCAAGGACCTTTTCCAAGAGATGTTCTTAAAGAACCTGAGATTGTTATATCAAAGCCAGCGTTTAATGAAGACGGGTCAGAGTTCTTGCCTGGCTCTACAGTGCAAAATAACTTTAAACCTCCTAAGTGGCTTCGTTGCAAAGTGTGCCTTAAAAGAGTTCTTGAAACAGAGACAGAAGAACATGTGTGTGATGAATAATGGCTAGATTCCAAGAACCCATTTACTACAAGAGGGCGCAAGACCCCCTTCAGAAAAAGTACAACCTACAAGAAGCAATGAAAGAGCGCTTAGGGCGCGTTACTGATTGGGAAATGGCTGACGCTGTTGAGCCCTCTGATTACCAAAATATGGTGGCTCCAACCATTAACCCTCCTAGACCTAGAGCAAGAAAGATTGCTTATAGCAAGAGCGCTGAAAAACTAGTCATCAGATTTAGAGATGGCACTTGGTGGGAGTATAATGAGATTCCTGTAGATATCTGGAATGACCTTAAAGCCAGTGATTCAACGGGTAGATATTTAAAATATTCGGGGCTTGATACCCATGACAATATGGGGCCTTTTAATCCCAACGATATGCCAGAAGAAGTTAGAGTTCTATTTAACGGGTAGGTTATGAAAGCATTTGGTCCACTATACGTCGGCAAGTTAGAGTACTACCATAAAAGATTTTTGCCCATCATTGAGTTTGGTTGGACTCAAGAGACAGATAGAAAATACCGCTATGGTCGTTGCTTGGTTTTTAGGCTTCCGTTTACAAAGCCTGGAGTTTATATCGGGGTCTTTTATAAGCGTGCAGGTGGACAAGATATAGACGACGACACAATAGATGAACTTATCTTTAAAGCCATGAAGGGCAGAAATGCTTGGAAACCACAGGACGGGGATTACGATGAATTTTTCAAAGAATAAGACCCCTTGGATAAAGCCCTTTTCTGAAAAGGTGGCTAAGCGAGTTGCCCGCATACCTACTACAGAACTAGAGATGTGGATTGACCAAGCCATCTACGAAGTCGGCAAGTGCATGTCGGCGTACTCTAAAAGCCGTGATAAAGCCTATCTAGATGAGGCGCTTAAAGGTGCCGAAGCTCTTCATGCAGTAATCGACCAACTCCATACACGCGCTTCATAAATTTGTAGATTTGTCGACATTACTGTAGACTAAAGCTGCCTCTCTTCCTTCTCCCCGTGTGGCATCGGTAGGCCTGGGTTTAACGCCCAGGCTTTCCGTTTTACATTAAAATTAGGCGTGTTATGAATGAAGAATTTGTAGAAGAAGACGAACTACTAGACGACGAGTACGAAAGTCCCCTTCCTGAAGACGAGGACGACGAACTTGACGAACTCTCTAAAGAGTTTGTAAAGAAGATTGTCGATAGGACTATCCAATTTATGGATGCCCTTGTAGGTCACTCTCTGCACCCCTATCAAATGCCCTTGGCCCGCAGAGTTATTGAATCAGTAATTATTAACGACGGTGAGGAAATCACCGCACTCGCTGCTCGTCAGTCAGGTAAGTCAGAGACAATCGCTAACACAGTAGCCACATTGATGGTTCTACTTCCACGTCTAGCCAAGATGTACCCAGACCTTCTTGGTAAATTTAAAGACGGTATTTGGGTGGGAATGTTTGCCCCAGTTGAAACCCAGGTAGAAACACTTTTCGGCCGTACTCTTAATCGCCTCACTTCTGAGCGTGCTCTTGAAATTTTGGGCGACCCAGAAATTGACGATTCTATTGGAAAAGTACCAGGAATCACACGCCAGATTAAGCTTAAGAACTCTGGCTCTACCCTCATGATGATGACCGCTAACCCACGCGCTAAAATCGAATCTAAGTCGTTCCATCTTATTATTATTGATGAGTGCCAAGAAGCAGATGACTTTGTTATCTCTAAGTCAATCTCTCCTATGTTGGCGTACTACTCAGGAACTATGGTAAAGACTGGAACTCCGACTACGCACAAGAATAATTTCTACCGCTCTATTCAATTAAATAAGCGGCGCCAAACTGCCCGAGGAAGACAAAACCACTTTGAGTGGGATTGGCGAGATGTCTCTAAGTTCAATGATAATTACCGCAAATATATTAAAAAAGAGATGCTCCGTATTGGAGAGGACTCTGACGAGTTCCAGATGTCGTACAACTGCAAGTGGTTGCTTGACAGAGGTATGTTTGTAACTTCAACAATTCTTGATGAACTAGGTGATACTTCCCAAGAAGTAGTCAAGGCGTGGCATCGCTCTCCTGTAGTTGTGGGAATTGACCCAGCACGTAAGATTGACTCAACCGTAGTAACAGTTGTCTGGGTTGACTGGGATAGACCAGATGAGTTCGGCTACTTTGACCACCGAATCTTAAATTGGCTAGAGATACAGGGAGATGACTGGGAAGACCAGTACTTCCAGATTGTTAGCTTTCTCAACAACTACGATGTGTTAGCTGTCGGAGTGGACTCAAATGGCGTAGGTGACGCAGTAGCCCAACGTCTAAAGCTTCTTCTTCCTAGAGCTGAGGTTCATGCAATAGGCAGTAGCCAGTCTGAACAATCTAAGCGGTGGAAGCACCTTAAAGCTCTTATTGACCGACGTATGGTTGGCTGGCCTTCACACGCTAAGACCCGTCGTTTACGTACATATAAGCGCTTTTACCAACAAATGTCAGATTTGGAAACTAAATTTCAGGGCCCAAATTTCTTGGCACATGCTCCAGATGAAGCGCACGCTCACGATGACTACGCAGACAGTTTGGCTATCGCCTGCTCGCTTACTATGGATTTAACGATGCCTTCAGTCGAGGTATCCAGTTCGCCATTCTTTAGATAATTGTACATTTAGCCTGACTATACAGGTTCTTTGTAGCACACTTTTACTGAGGTCCTCAACCTAATAAGGAGTCATTAATGACAATCGCACCAGACCCTAAGTTCCCTGAACGTCCAGGTAACGCTTACGACCGCAAAGTTTCTCCTGCTCTTCCAGGACAACGCGGCCCACTTCGTTTTGAAGAAGGTATCGCAACAGATACTGACGTTCCAAACGAGTTTACAAAAGGCGCTATGCAGGGATACACACCTGCAGCAGGTCGCCCAAACCGCAACGTTAACGTATTTGAAAAGCTTCCAGAAGAGACAATGCGCGAACGCGCACACGTCGGTTCTGCGGCTTGGGTAGAAGCCCCAAATACTCTTAACGAGTTTGCAAATGGAGCATTCGCTGACCATGGCGATAACCGTATCGAAGAAGTTATGCGTAACGGCGCTCACCAACAGCGTTTGAATCCAGCAGTCGTACAAGACTAACTAGATTACCTGGCCCCCGTATTCAGGTGACATGGCTGGCGGGGTCAGGTCCTATTTAAGGATTTAAATAATGGCATTAATTAGAGGTCAAGAAGTAAAAGAGGGTCCTAGGCAAATCCCTGCTAACCCACGCCTCTATAACATGATTACAACCCAAGCTAAAAGCAAATTCTCTAAATACCCTTCTCCAGCTGCAGCCCACTGGGTTCACGCTAAGTACGTCCAGATGGGTGGAAAGTTTGTTACCTCTGAGCGTGAAGTAGACCCAAGAATGCGCGACTACGCACATGAAGCTCAAGAGAAAAAAGAAGAAGCAGCAAAGAAAAAAGTTACAAAGCCAGTAGGTAAGAACGTTATCTACGGCGAGCGCTTTAAGCGTCTATAAAATATTTGTAGATTTGTCGACAATAGTGGTATGGTTATCCAATGCGTTTTGGAGGGAAATAAGTGAGTTCAATTGACTTTTCACCTCCCTCATACAGGGCGGCGTCAAGCGATTTAACCATCTCCATCTCCCCGCTCGGACTCGTAGAGTTAGCGGATGAAGAGTTTGAAGTTCATGGTCCCCGCCTTAACCGATACTCCCTTAACTGGGCTATGTATCTTGGCCACCACTGGTCTTACCGCCGTCAAACAGGCGAAGCACAGCTAGCACTTAATTATTACCGCGCCTTTACCGATTTTGTTATTAACTTCACTTTCGGCAAAGGGGTCTCCTTCCGTTCCCCGAAAGAAACGGAAGCTATTGTTCCAGACTTGCTAGAGCGAGTATGGGAAGTAGATAACAACAAAGCCACAGTCCTTTGGGAAATTGGACAACAAGGTTCAGTATCAGGCGACTGCTTTGTCAAGGTCGCTTATGAAGAAGGCTACACAGACACAGCTAATCGTTATCACCCAGGACGAGTTCGTATTCTTCCCCTGAACTCGTCTTTTGCATTTCCAGAGTTTCACCCTCATGACCGCGAGCGCCTTATCCGCTTTAAGCTAAAGTATCGTTTTTGGGGAACATCACTAGAAGGAACACGTCAGGTATTTACTTATACTGAAATCCTGACAGATGACATGATTGAAGAGTACATCAATGACGAACTTATTGACTCGCGCCCTAATCCGCTTGGCGTTATTCCTGTTATCCACATTCCAAACGTGCGTATTAGTGGTAGCCCTTGGGGTCTATCTGATTGCAATGACATTATCAGTATTAACAGGACTTATAACGAAACTGCTACTGATATTGCCGACATTGTTAATTACCATGCTGCTCCCGTCACGGTCATTATCGGAGCCAAAGCTTCTCAGTTGGAGAAGGGCGCTAATAAGGTATGGGGTGGGCTCCCTAAAGATGCCAAAGTCGAAAACCTTGAAGGTGGAGCGCAAGGCTTAAAAGGCGCTATGGAATTCATGGCGCTTTTGAAGAAGTCCATGCACGAAATGATTGGTGTTCCAGAGACCGCTCTTGGTCAGGCTATGCCAGTATCTAACACATCAGGCGTGGCTCTTTCTATCATGTTCCAGCCTTTGATGAACCGTTATCACCAGAAGATTGTTCAATACGCACATGGCTTAGAGCGTATTAACGAACTCATCCTTTTGAATTTGGCGGTTAAGGAACCAGAGACATTCACATGGGACCCAAATACGGACGTAAAGCTCAAGAAGGGTCAGCTTGACCGTCTGGACCCTAATGACCCAATCACCTATCGTTCTTATGTACACTTCCCACAGCCCCTCCCACTTGACAAGCTCATTGCTCTTAACGAAATTCAGAGCCTGCTTTCACTTGGTTTGGAGTCAAAGGAAGGTGCACTACGCACTTTGGGCGAAGAGTTCCCTGCAGAAAAACTAAACGAGATTCGCCAAGAGCTTATGGACGACGCTACAGCCGACGGTGCTCTACGTCTTCTACAAACCCAAATTGATACAGAAATTGCGGCCCTTACAGGTTCTCTTCCAGGCTCTGGTGGAGCACCAATGATGGAGCAAGGAGCAGCACCTGCTGGTGGAGAGCCTGCAGGAACTCCTCCAATGCAACCTGTTGCCCCTGTTATGGATGAAGCCCTCGCAGCAGCGAACATGGGCGAAGCCGACTTGAGAAACAAGTTGGTCACTGAAGCTTACGGAACAATGTTGCCACAGCGACGTGTTCCGAAAGAGTACGAAAAATAACAGTTTAGGCTGAATTTTTCGCACTGTAACGCAAAAATAGTAATACAACGTTAGGTCATACGTGCTCTCACATCGGAAAACGACCCCTAGGATAAAAGGATATAGTCATGGAAACAGCAAACCCACTTGCTGAAGCTTTTGAAGCTGAAGCAAACGTAGCTCCAGTAGTCATTGCTGGCGTTGACGCGCCATCTGCTACTGAAACTTCTTCAAAGTTCTACACTGAAGATGATTTAGCTCGAGTCCGTTCGCAAGAAAAGGACAAGCTCTATCCTCAGATTGAGAACTTGAAGCAAGAAGTTGAAGCGCTTAAGAAAGAAAAGGCTGAAAAAGCCGCACGTAAAGCTGAGCAAGAAGCAGCGGAAGCCGCTGAAGCTCAAGCTAAAGAACGTGCAAAGCTTGAAGAGGACTTGAACGCTAAGGACCTCATTAAGTTGACAGCCGACGAATTGAGAGAGCAGCTGGAGCGTGAGCGTCAGGAACGTGAACGCGCCTTCGCTCTTCTGGAGCGCGAACGTAGTTTTGCTGAGCTCCAAGCTTACAAACAAAACTTAATAGAAACTGAACGCGATAACATCATGCCAGAGCTTCTGGACCTTGTGACAGGTAATACTCCTGAAGAGGTTGCAGCAAGTGTTGAAGGTCTGAAGGCACGTTCCGCACGTATTCTTGAATCCGCACAATCTGCTATGCAGAATGCACGTAAAGAGATGCGAGGAGCAAGCGTCACTGCTCCATCAGCTGGACCATTGGAAACTAATTCGGAGAATCGTCAGTTTACGGCCGCAGATATTGCGTCCATGTCGTTAGAAGATTACGCAAAAAATAGAGGTCGACTTTTGAGCCCTGGTGCTCAAGGTAAGACTAAAGGGCTATTCGGCTAAACCCAACCATCAAACTTAACAACTAATTAGGAGTCAAATCTAAATGGCATCAGGTATTACAGGTACAGGCTCACTCGCAGCCTCACCTACCGCGTACTCAGGTACCAACACCCAATTGACTCAAGCGATTCAGACAATCTGGTCCAAGGAAATCTTGTTCCAGGCAATGCCTATTCTTCGCTTTGAGCAATTCGCTGTTAAGAAGACCGAACTTGGCGTAGCCCCTGGTCTTCAAATCAACTTCATGCGTTACAACAACCTCGGCTTTGCTTCACCGCTCGTTGAAGGTGTTCGTATGCAGACTAACGCTCTTACAGCACAACAGTTCTCAATCACTGTTGGCGAGCATGGTTATGCTCTTGCTGTTTCAGAGCTTCTCCTTAACGCATCATTCGATGACGTTATGGCATCGGCTTCTCGCCTACTTGGTCGTAACATGGCTCTCTATCTTGATGGCCTTTCACGCGACACCCTTTACGCTGCTTCTTCAACCATCTACGGTGAAGACCGCTCAAACGTCACAGCTGTTAACAGCTGGTATGCTTACGGCACAGAAGGCACATCACGTGCTTCTATGACAGGTACATATTACTTGACACCTCGCACCATCAAAGATGCTGCCGAGACACTAGCCACAAAGAACATCCCTCGCTTGGGTGAAACTTATGTAGCTTTCGTGCACCCACACCAATCACGTCGTCTACGTGATATGCCTGAGTTCATTGAAGTTACAAAGTATGCTGCTCCAGGTAACTTCATGCTCGGTGAAATCGGTCGTTTGTACGACACAGTATTCATTGAGACAACACAGGTTCTTCACGTTCCTGGTGGTGCTGGTACTTCTTACACAAGTGACACTGCTGTCGCTAACCCAGTAGTAACACCTGGTGGAGGATACACAACTCCTAACACCTACACAGGTAACGGTTCAGCTGACCGCTACAGCGCTCTCTTCATCGGAGACAACGCTTTCGGTCACGCTATCTCTCTTCCAGTTGAGCTCCGCGATGGCGGTATCCTTGACTTCGGTCGTGAGCACGCACTTGCTTGGTACTCAATCTTCGGACTTGGC